GCCAGCTGGGCGTATTCTGGATCAGCTTACTGTAATAGCTCACCTGCGCGGAAAGTGAGTGGAGCATCGCGTCCTTACCGCTGGATACGCGGGCATAGGCCGCCACGCGGAGCAGCCGCGGCAGCTTCGGAATGGCCGGTTCCAGTTTTCGTATAATTCGTTTCATAAAAAGCCTCCTTTCATGTGTCCACAGATGTTACTGTGAAACACTGTGAAAGGAAGGCTTTTCAGCGAAAAAATCGCCGAAAATGGGATGAAATTTCCGGGCCATGAATGCCGCGATCGCTTGAAAATCTGCTTCGTCGATCACACCCTGTTCCAGCATGGTCCGCGCGGCGTGCATTGCCGCGAGGTAGCGTTTTTCACGGGCAAACTGCGCCTTGGTCATGGGCGGCTGCGCCAAATCTGGCGCGGATGTAGCAGGCGTGCGAGCAATATTTCCGGGTTTGATTTCCATAGCTGAGATACTCCTTTCCGCAGTTTTCGCAGATCATCGGATAGTAGGCAGAGCGCACGCCTGCCTCCGGATGTGCTTTCCACCATGCCCTGCGGCAATCCTCCGAACAGAAGCGGCGGTTTTTGCGGCGAGGCTGTGTGCGCAGGTCCTTCCCGCAGCATTTGCAGCAGCCGTCCATCCTGCGCTGCGCCCGGCCAGCAAGGCCGTTTCGCTGGCAGTAGCTCTTTACGGTGTTTTCGGATAGACGCAGCCGCTCGGCGATCCCGCCATAGCTGCACCCTTCCAAGCGGAGAAAGCGTATTTTTTCTTTTTCGGTATCCGTCATAAAAATCCCTCAGATTAAAAATGTCCCATACTGCCGTTGTGGCTGCATGGGACCGTTTACTTTATGCCTTTTCCTTTTGCAGCATAGCATCCAGATAGCGTTTGCAGATTACCGCCGCTTTCAGCGTCTCGCGGGAAATATCCAGTTCCGCACTGCCGCTGCCGCGGATCGCGCCTGCCTCCTGTAGGGCCTTTGTCTCCGCCTGCCAGTAAGCAGGTACGTCGGCGAGCGTTTTGTAGCCCGGATTGTTGCGGGCCAGCCAGCTTGCCATCAGCTGATCGAACGTTCCCTGTGTCATGGGTTCCTCCTCTTCCAGTCCTGCCCGGACCGCCGCACGGAAGTCGTCCATGGTCTTTCCGAACTTCGGAAACCAGTGCGTCGGGTCGATATGCGGCGTGGCCAGCCCCTGCTGGTAGCCCTCATAATGGCAGATGATGTGTTTTTCCGTCAGGTCGAACAGCTTGCAGAGATAGACGCAGAGCTCCACGGCCTCCTGATAAACGGCGAAAAAATACGAGGCGTCCGTCAGGCCGTCCTCGCAGATTTCAAAGCCGATGTGTGTATTGTTGGCCGCGCCGCCCGCGTGCCAGCCGCGCATATTCCACGGCAGCGTCTGGTAAGTGGCAATCGTGCCGTCTGCCAGCTTGCCGATGAACGCATGGACGCAGACCTTTCGCCCATCCGGCTGCGGCTGATTCCAGTGGTTGCTGCCGGGGCCGAGCAGGCCGTCGTCTGGGCCGACATACCGGCGCAGATTGGGATTGTTGCAGCCGGTCGAGTGGACCATGATGCCTTTCGGCTTCATGTAAACGCCTGCACGATAGCAGTCGTTCTGTGTAAGATAGAGCTTATGCAGATTCATCCGTTTTGTCCTCCTGCTCGGCACGGTTATGCAGCTGCCCTAAAACGGTTTTGATCTTCTCCGGGATAGGCAGACCGATCCGAGCGGCATTTTCCAGAAAGGAAATACCCTCATTCGAGAGATAGAAGAAAATGACCGCTGTCCGCAGGGCGCTTCCGGTCCCGATGATCTGCTCGTCCAGAATGTGCGCGATCCCCACCATAAGAAAGATCAGGACCTTTTTGAAAATGCCGCGGAAGCCGACTGCGCTGGACAGTTGCTTGTCCAGTACCGCGCACATGATCCCGGTGACGTAATCCAAGACGACAAACACAAGCAGCGCATAGAGAAAGCCGTCGCACCCACCGAGAAACCAGCCGAGGCCTCCGCCAATCGCGGCGATGCCCACTTGAATCCAATTCCAGATCGTTTTCATTTGCAATTTTCCTCCTCTTCGGTGAACGCCACAAAGGGCGTCAGGGTCCCCATTTCATTCACAGAAATACAAAGTTCCTCGCTCAGCGGCAGGGTGAGCCGTTCACACGCCGGGGAGACTGCCATATCCAGCAGTTCTTCCAGCTTGGAGACAGCTTCCTGCTCCTGCTCTGCCGAAAAATGATACTCTCCGCTGCTGTCCGCTTCGCCGTATGCGGATAAAATCTTCTGCCGCTGCTCGGCGAAAAAATCCGCTTCCTTTTGCAGCGCAGAAGTCAGCTTTTGCAGCCGGTATGCGCTGCGCAGCCGGAGCGGCGCGGCGGCCAGCTTGGACAGGGCCGGGATCGCCAGCACAATTTCACGCAGGGTTGTTTCCATAATGTACCTCCTCATGCACTAATCAGGCCGTACTTGGAAAGGATACCGACCAGATTGTTTAAGATTTTCAGATAGTTGGATGCCGTTGCTGTGGAATAGCCCATGTTCTGCGAGGTAGAACTGAGCGTCTGCCGTGCAATGGGACTTCCCGCAAAGAAGCCAATCTTGGAACTGGCGCTGGACCCGATCTTCGCGGTATTCGAGCCGAGATAGGCATAGTGCCAGTAGAGGCTGGACGTGCCGAGATAGAACGGATAGGTCGTGCCGGACGCGGACGGCTTCAATTCGCGGGCTGTGCTGGCGATAATGTAATACGAGGTCGAACCGCCCATTTTCAGTTCCTTGCCCGCAAAGCTGGTCGTGGTGTCCGAACTGCCGCCAATGGCCGTGCCGTTGACGCAGAGCTTTCCCGCGCTGGCCGTGAGATAGCAGTTGGAGCTGAGATACAGCTTTTCAATGTAGCCCGTGTCCCAGTAATAAACGGACGAGCCGAGGCGGTTGACCGCCGCGCCGGAGAACAGGCACTCAAAGGTGCCGCCGTTGAAGCCGAAACGGGCCACGGTATCAGAGCCGGAGCGCAGCTGGATATTTTCACACCAGAGGTTGCCGAAAGGCCGAGCAATCGTGCCGAGGTCCCAGTCCACGCTGGTGGCCGGATGGACCACGACATTGGCCGTGTCCACAATGAGGGCATGGGTTCCGACACCGTCCCATCTGGCCAGCTTGATCTGCGAGCCCGCGAAAATGTAGGTGTAGTCATAGTTCCAGCTGCCGTCGCCGCCGATGTACATGGTCGAGGTGGAACTCTCTTTCAGACTCACCTTGCCGGACTCGGCATAGATGGTCTTGACTTTCAGCGTGGAGGTGTCGATGCGGTCGGCCTTAATGGTGCCGGTGGTGATATTCGCGCCGTTGATGGTAGTCTTTCCTGCCGTTCCGAGGGCGGAAATGGTCACATAGCCGGAGAGGTCAATGGTATCGGCCACCAACTTGATGACCCGGTCGGTCATGATGAAATCGGAAGCGGATGTGCCGGACTTCACCAGCCAGCTGATCTTGTTTGCCGTCTGCGTGACCGAGGTGATGTTGCCCTCTGCCGTCTCGATGCGGGTCTTGAAGCTGTTCACGGTCTGCGTCAGGCTGGAAACCGAGCCTTCTGTATCCTCGATCCGTGTTTTGAAGCTGCTCACCGTCTGGGACAGCGTAGAGACTGCGCCCTCGGCGTTTTCAATGCGCGTATTGAAGCCGCTGACCGTCTGCGAGAGCGTGGAGACATTTCCGTCCACGGTTTGGATGCTAGATAGCAGCTTGCCGTCCGCAGCCTTGAACTCCTGCCGCACCCGGTCGATCTGGGTCGCGGTGGAAGCGAGAAGGTTCGGCACATAATCGCCGACCTCCACCCGCACGGTGTAGCGGTAAAACGGGTCATACTCAATGCTGATGATCCGCGTGTCTACATTCACGCCCATCGGCGTATAGGTGATGTTCACCTCGTCGCCCGCCTGCAAGTCGGCCATTTTGAAAAGCGAGATTTCGTAAGACTGCGTATTCTCCCGGCTGTCAATGGTCACAGCCAGATCGGTCACATTCTCGCCGTCCATCAGCCGCTTTCGCACCTTGCTTCCGCGATGCCTGCGCAGGTTGATCTTGTATCCGGCATATTCCACCTCGCAGCCACAGGCATCGGCGAAGCGCATGAGCGCGCTGCGGCGGCTGAGGGGACTCTGGTCGGTGAACGCGCATTCTACACGGGCCGTTGATTCGACTACCCCCATGTGGAACGGTGTACCGGCCAGCAATTTGGTCATGCCGTCCGGAGGGACGCCTTCAAACACGAAGGTCACGAGGTTGTACTGCTCCTCATTCAGCAGATAGGTGATGTGCTCACACTGCGCCGTCGTGACCGGAAAGCCGCCCGTGATCTTCTTGGATACCCGGACGACGGTATAAAATTGACCGTCCAGCTTCGCGGTCATGCCGACAGACAGCGGCTGCGACCGGGATGCGAGGACGGAGAACGAAAGCGTCCGCTCCCCGGACAGCTTGTCGCAGAGGGATGCGGACAGAACGCGTGGAAAGCTGCATTCCAGCACCCCGGCACTGTTATAAATTTCAATCATGGTCATATCTCCTTATGCAGTTCCAAGATTGCGCACATAAGCGGCATTCTGCGTCCATTGAATTTCTGCCAGAATCCGGGCCAGCGTCGTGCCGTCAATGGTAAGCGGAATGGTGACGTTGAACGCCTGCCCGCTGGATGTCCGGCCGACATCGGAAAGCCCGGAAAGCGTCGTATCCATATTGATGTGAGACGGGATAGCAGTCCGCATATCTGCCGTCATACCCTGCATGACAGAAGAAATACCATCTGCCAGATGCTCTGCCGAGCGCACCGCCGTCTTGCCGTTTTTGTCGAGGGACCCGGCAAGACCCTCCACCAGCATCTCGCCAATCCAGCCCATTTCTTTCGAGGGCGAATGAATGCCAAAGAAGTCGCAGATACCGTCCCAGATGGAACTGATCCATCCGCTGACCTTATCCCACAGCCACGAGGCGAGGGACTGAATACCCTCCCACAGCCCACGCACAAGGTTTGCGCCGACCTCTACGATCTGGGGGAATGGACTCCGTAAAGGCGTTCACGATCCCCTCAATGATCTGCGGGACAGCCTTGACGATCTCCAGAATGATGGTGGGGAGATTTTCAATGAGGGAGATAAACAGCGTCACGCCCGTTTCCACCAGCTGCGGGATGGAAGCCAGCAGCGCATCCACAATGGCAGAGACGATCTGCGGCAGCGCCGCGACGATGGTCTGGATGATCTCCGGGAGGTCCTGCACCAGCGCCACCAGCAGGTCGATGCCTGCCTGCACGATGCGCGGCAGTCCTTCCAGTAATCCCGTGACGATACCGTCAATGATCTGCGGCAGGACCTCCACGATTGCCGCAATAATGTCTGGCAGCGCATCCACCAGCGCGGTCAAAAGCTGGATGCCCGCCTCCATGATCTGCGGGATACCCGAAATGAGGAAATCCACAATGCCCGTGATGATGGCAGGCAGTGCTTCAATCAGCTGCGGCAGGGCATCCAATAGCCCCTGTGCCAGACCGAGGATGAGTTGGAGCGCCGCGTCCAGCAGGAGCGGAAGGTTGTCGATAAGCCCCTGCACGATGGTCGTGACAGCTTCCACGGCAGCGGGGATGAGCTGCGGCAGCGCGTCCGCAAGTCCCTGAACAAGAGACACGATCATCTGGGTTGCCGCATCAATGAGCAGCGGCAGATTGTCGATGATCGCCTGCGTGATGGTCATGACCGCTTGCACCGCAGCCGGGATCAGCTGGGGCAGCAGTTCCAGAATGGTGGTCAGAAGCTGCGAAAAAAGCTGCGTCACGGTATCCAGCAGCGTGGGAAGCAGTTCCGCGATGGCTTCCAATAACGCTTTTGTCGCCGTGGGCAGCGCCTTTACGATATTCTCAATGACCGGTGTAATGTTGGCGATGACATTTTTCAGCGCCTCCGCCATGTTCCCGCACAGCTGCTCCATATCCGCATCCGCATTGCCGAAGCCAACGAGCAGATTCTTTCCCGCCGCCTGCAAAGCATTGATGGAGCCGGAGATGGTGTGTTCCGCTTCCTTTGCGGTCGTGCCGGTGATGTCCATGCTCGTCTGAATGACATGGATGGCATCCACGATGTCGGCGTAGGATTCAAGGTCGTAGTGGATGCCGGAGATCGCCTCCGCGTCGGCCAGCAGCCGCTCCATTTCGGATTTCGTGCCGCCGTAGCCGAGCTTCAGGTTGTCCAGCATCGTGTAGTTTTGCTTGGCAAAGCCCTGATACGCCGACTGGATCATGGACATATCCGTGCCCATTTTGTTGGCATTGTCGGACATATCCGTAATCGCCATGTCGGCGTATTTGACCGCTTTTTCGGTGTCGCCGCCGAGGGACTGGATCAGGCTTGCGGAGAACGAGGTGACCGTCTCCATGTACTCGTTTGCAGACAGACCGGCCGTTTTGTAGGCGTTGGCGGCGTAGCTTTGCAGTTCCTTGGAGTTGTCCTTGAACAGCGTGTCCACACCGCCTACAAGCTGCTCATAGTCGGCATATGCAGAAATAACTTCCTTGCCCAGCTTTACGGCGGCGGCTCCGGCAGCAGCAGCGACTGCACCCATCGCCGTGCCGATACCCTTGAGGACACCGCCCAGCTTTTCAAACTTGCCGCCGGATTTCTCCGCTTTTTCTCCGGCATCGTCAATCTTGCCGCCCATGTCCCCGGCGTTTTTTGCGGCGTCGTCCATTTCATCCGCCATCTTGGACACGGACTTCTCTGCATCCGTATAACCGTCGCTGGCTTCGGAGAGCGCGTCATTGTTGGCTTTCAGTTCGCGCTCCATGTCGTTGAGAGCGGCTTCCGCATTGTTCAGCTGGATTTGCCAGCTTTGGGTGCGGCGGTCGTTTTCCTCAAAGGACTCCGACGCATTTTTGAGCGCCTGCCGCAGCACCTCGATCTTCTGCTTCTGCGCGTCGATCTGCTTGTTCAGAACCTCCGACCGGGCGGCGACGGCCTGCATGGAGGTGTCGTTTTTGCTGAACTCGGAAGACACCAGTTTCATCTCCGAGCCGAGAACTTTGAAGGACTGGTTGATGTCCGCAATGGCCTTTTTGAACTCCTTTTCGCCCTCAAGACCGATTTTCAAGCCGAAATTGTCTGCCATACTGCCGCCTCCTTTCCGCGCAGATCATACGATGGGGCTGATCGTCACATAGACCGTGCAATAACGGTCTGTGATCTTGACGTGTGCGCCATTCTCGCTGCTGTCGATGACCTCGCCGTCTGTGGGCGAGTAGAAGTAATTTGTCTGTGTCGTGACCTCGATATGGATCATCGCGCCAAGGAGGGTGGACACGGTCCCGTCTGTCTGGCTCGGGATCTCGACGGGTCCGTCCAGGCCATAGGCGGTCACGGACGCTTTCGTGTGATTGGAGACCGTCACCTTCACGACCTCGGTGTCTACGATCGGCACCTCGCTCAAAAGGTTCGTGAGCTCCGACAATGTGGCATACCCCGGTACGGTGACATTTTTGGTCATCAGCCAATACCGGAGCACGCTTTTCGCATCTTTCAGCCGCGTGATCTCGCTTTTAATACTCATCCGCGACCGCCTCAGATCGCCGCCAGAGCTTCTTCAATATCCGAGGTCAGCGACACCGTACCGCCTGCGGTGTAGCCTGTAGGAATGGTCACGCTGGTCGTGGTCAGACCGTCCATCGTGGCGGTCGCGCTGCCGTTGTCCGGCATGGAGCCGGTGACCTTCACGCCGTTCACAAAGGCTGTCTTGCCGTCGAGGATGTTCGCCGCCAGCGCATCCGCGCCGGAGGTGTCCACGAACTCCTCCGGGATTGCCGCCACGCTGACCTTGGTGAGAACTTTGCCCGTAGACGGAACAACATCCTGCGCCGCTTTGGTCGGCGTGACCGTTTTTGTCTCCACTGCGACGGACACCTTGCCCGTGCCGCTGTGGTAGCCCTTGGGGATGGTATAGGACGGCGTATTCGCGTCCAGCGTCTTGGATACCGCGCCGTTATTCGGCATGGTGCCGGTCGTGACCTTACCGTCTGCCGTGACGAGCACCTTGCCGGTCAGCGTGTCTGCCGCGCCTGCCGTAACGGAGGATACATCCTGATACGCATCCGGGATCTGCGAGACGGTAACGTCGGACAGACCGTAATAGCCGCTGTCCGGGGTGATCGCCTGCTGTGCTTTGGTGGGCGCGACCGTTTTGCTTTGCAGCTTGTAGTTGCCGCCGCCCGCCACGCCGGAGACCGTACCGCTGCCGTTGTGGTAGCCCGCCGGAATGGTGTAGGTGTCGCCCTCCTGCACAGTCGCGGAGACCGCGCCCTGATTGGAAATACCATCCACCGCCGTGGCGCAGTCGTCCAGCTTGGCCGCAGCGGCCACAAGCCCCAGCGCCACCAGCTTTGTACGGATCTTGTTTCTCGCCGTCTGGAGTTTGGCGAGTTCAGTTGCAATGCTCATAAAACCTCCTATATCGTGCCGAGCAGCACTTCAATGTTGCCCAGCTCTGCATACACCGCCGCTGCGGTGATGGGGAGCGTATTGTCCGCTTCGGCTTCCTCCGCCACCTGCACGGCAAGCCGTCCCTGCTTGTCCCACATGAGCGCGTGCCCCAGCGAAAGGCCGCCGCCGACCTGAACGGTTGCGTGAAAGTCGGCATGAAGCCGTTCATCCTCGGTGTGCAACTTTGCACTAATTTGCATCGGCGATCAACTCCTCTCGATGTAAAAGTTCTTTTGTTGGGACCGGAATACTGTCCGTTGCAAATACCGCGCCGCCGAGCATGACCCGAAGCTGCACTTTTGCGATCTGGTTGTCCGGCAGCATCAGCGTTTCGGTCTGCGTCAGGCGAAGGCTGACCTCCGTGCCGTCTGCGGACAAAGACAGTTCTGAGAGCGGACGCAAGATTCGGACCGTTCCGCAGGCAAGGCAGAACTCCGCAGCCGTGCAGCCGGTGATGCTTCTGTCAAGAGACAGCGTCAGGGTTGGCGTTGTGCCTGGGATGATGCTCATGTGCTTCGCCTCCTTACAGTCCGGGCGGGATAATATCGTCGATGGAAAGCTCCCGCTTCGGCTTTGCCATGCCGAGGAACTGCCTGTGACATTCCCACAGGTCGAGGAGAAAACCGAACGGCGTCAGCCAGACCTCCTCGGACGGAAGATGCAGCTGCGCCGTTCCGTAATAAAAAAGCCGGGTGAACAGTTCCTCGTCTGTTACCCGACTGGTGCGTTTTTTGAATTGTTCTCGCTTTCCACATTCCGCTTCGTTCCCTTGAACATGGCCTCCATGATGGCGGATTTGTACTCTGCCAGTTCCAGCGGGCTTGTGAGCAGCTCGACCGTCTCCTGCGTGAGAAGCTCCTGCTTGTCCTCCGGGGTGCGGAGATTGTGGATGAGCACGGACTGGTTTGCCAGCAGCGTAATGAGCCACACCAGCTCGTCCAGCGCCATCTCAAAGTTCTCTGACCGCATCAGCTTCTGCCCCAGGTTTTCCAGACCGCCGTAGCGGCCTGCGATCTCCTTGGTGGCGCGGGTGGTGAGAATGAGTTCAAACTCCCGACCGCCGATGTTGATTTTTGCGCTTCTGTCGTGTTCCATTTCGTCCAGCCTCCCTTCAAGCAGCGAATACCGGTTCATAGACCTCCGAGTACCAGCCGCTGATAACCGCTGCGGAGACCCCGGTGGAATCCTCGGACACCTCCGCCTTCCACGGATGCTTGCCCTGACCATCCAGCTTGTTGCGTCGCAGGACGGTGCCTTCGATGCTGGGCGTGGAGAACTCGATGCTCTCGCCCTTGGTGGTGAGGTTCGTCGCGGGGATGCCGAACTTGACCTTGTAAAGCCAGAAATAGCGGTACTTACCGTTGGACTTCTTTGCCCGGAATCCGATGGCCACAGGTTCGCCGCCGTCCTCGGATGCGGAAATGAGCACCTTGTTGTCGTCGATTTTTGCACCGGTCAGGTCCTGCGCCACCTGTACGCCAATATCGTCGATGCCCAGCGTCAGCGTACCGCTCTGAAACTCCTTCACGACCTCTGCCGCGCCATCGTCGGCATAGAGCGTCGCCTCGGCCAGTTCCACGGAAAGCTCCGCCGTCATGGCCTTGGCAAGCTGTGTCGGGGTTCCGTAGGTTTCGTCGCCGTTGTCTCCCTCAGTGATTTTTGCGTAATAAAGTTTATCCAGACCAATGGTCGCCATGGTCATTCCTCCCAAACATAAGATTTTGCCACGTCGATGGCATAGTGGTGATAGCCGGTATCGTCCTCATGGCCGATATACCGGCGATCCGTGACGGTCACGTCCGCCGCCAGCAGCGCACGGACGAGCGTATTTTTGATCTTCATATAATTCTCGCGGCAGAACAGGGAAAGCCGCACCTCCTGCGTGTCGATGCCCGGACGGTCGTCTGCATGAAGGTCAAAGGTATCCGAGAGCGGCGTCAGCACGAGGTAAGTATCCGGCGCTGGATCGGTGAACACGCCGGTCTCCACCGGGATGGCGCAGCTGCCCGCGATGGTGTTCAGTTCCGACAGCAAGCTCACAGCTTTTCGACCTCCTCCTTGAGCGTTTGCTCCATAACGCGGATGCACTCCGCTTTGGAGGCAGATTTTGCGGGTTTCAGAAAAGGCTTGGGCGGCTGGCCGGATTTTCCGTATTCGAGGATGTTGGCGATCTTTGCGTTGCTGCCGCCATCCGAGCGCGGTTCGGAAAAGCCGATCTTGATGTCGTGGTTTCCTTCGCGGTTCAGCTTGACGGGAGAGAGGCCCAGCGACTGCGCCAATTCGCCGGTGGAGCGCGAGTCGTACTTTGTCCCGCTGCCGATGACGGCGGCGAGATTGCTCCGCACCTTTGCCAGAACGACCTGCCCGCCAACTTCCAGCACCTTTTCCGCAACGCTGTCGGTGTCCTTACCCAGACGGGACAGCTTGGTCAGAAACTCGTCCGGGAGTTTCAAATCAGCGCGTGCCATCCGAAGCCGTCACCTTCTTTGCCAGCACCTCGATATACATTCCGCGACCCCGGACATCTTCCACGGAAACGATGTCGTAGCGACCGCCTGCGCAGGCGATGACCAGACTTGTGGTCACCTCCACGCCGGGGATCATGCGGAAGCGGAAGAGGTCGGTTGCATCGGAGAATGCCGCCCGGTTGACCCAGCGCTGGGAAGCGTTGCGCGGTTCCCGATAGGCCCGCACAGAGGCCAGAACTTCCTCTTCCGTCACGCCGAAGCCTTCTTCGTCGGTCCGGGTCCCAGTCCGGAGGAGTTCAATAAACTCGTTCATTTTCCCGAAGCTCATGCTCACACCTGCCAATTCCGGTCCAGCCGGAGCAGCAGGTTGACGGTTTCCCATGCCTGCTGCCCGGCCTGTACATTATCCGCGTAAAAGCCACCGGTCGTGCCGTCGCGGCTTTCATAAAAATGCGCCACCAGCATAATGACCGCCTGCTCCGTCGTGGGCGGCAGGAGGTTATGCCGGTAATAGCCGTCCGGGAGGTGCTGGTAGCGCTCTGCATACGAGATGGCTGCGGCAAGGTAGGACCCGAGCAGAGCATCGTCGCGGTCATGTTCCAGAAGGAGATTTTCTTTGGCTTTTTCCAGCAGCGTCATACCTTGCCGCCTTCCTTACGCCGCTTTCTGCTGGAGAATCTTCACGGCCTCCGGCAGGATCAGACGGCCATCCACGCGCTGGGTGGCGAGGAAGCCGACCTGACCCGTGGGCGCGTACAGTTCGCCGAGACGCTTGAAGCTGCGGCCCTGCCGGTCAGCCACCCAGTAATACGAGAGGTCGCCGAACAGAACGCCCTTGGCCCCTGCAGCCAGCGCGGGCATATAGGCCGAGGTGTAGACCGGGCGTCCCATCAGGGTGTCCGGCGTACCGGCGCTGAGAGACGGCTGCCAGAGATACTGGCCGTTGGCATCTTTCAGCTTGCGGACCGCCTTGACCGTGGAATCGTTCATCAGGAACACAGACGCTTTCCGGTACGGAGCGCGCAGGGAGTAATAAAGGTCCATCAGCTCATCCGCGGTAATGGCCGTCGCGGATGCGGCGGTCACGCCGGTCTGTGCGCCGCCTGTCGCCGCCAGCACGCCGAGGGGTTTCCCGCTGCCGTCGCCTGTGAAGAATGCTTCTTCCTCCTTATTGCCGATGCGCCGGGCAAACTCGCGGGAAAT